TGTGGCAGCATCTGTAGCTGCTGCTGATGCTTTTGCACCTTGAGCTGCAGCTCCTGCACCTTGTAATGCTGTTCCTATACCATATCCTGTTAAACCAGCTAATAATCCTTTTTTAAGGTCTCCTGTAACTGCATATTGAGCTAAACCTGAACCTAAAGCAGAAGCTCCTAGTGCTCCTAAAGCTGTACCACCTAATAGACTACCACCCACTAATCCACCTAATACAGGTGCTAAGAAAGGTAAAAAAGCTTCTGGTTGTCCTGTTTCAGGATTTATTGTTAATGGCACTTGTTGTGCTATCGCATTAACTTCCATAGGATTGACGTGCATCAACATGGTATCGCCATAGCGACCTTTTGAAGCTATATTTTTTACTTGTTTTTGCGTTTCATTCATACTTCCACCTTCATTAAAATTGTGTATTTGACCACCACTTGCTAAAGCAATGTTAAATTTACCACCTGCTCCTGTGCCTTCTTGCGGTCCATAATAACCCATATAATTTCTTAATTGACTGTAAGGATTCAATCCATAACTTGGAATGCTGCTTAAATAATCAACTAATTTTCCTAAACCTGTTGCTTGTGTTTTTGATGGAAAATCAAAAACATCTCTTACTACATATTTATCATCATCTGTTTTTTCTACAGCTGCCCTACCTAAAGTAGATTTCATAATGGTTAAGGGGTCTGTAACTTTGCTTATAAGACTGCCTTTTGTATTTTTTTGTGACAAGTCTCCAGCACCTAAAGCATTGTAATCAGAATATCTAATTGTATTTGGATTTATACCTGCTTCAATTTTAGCTTGTCTTACATCCTCTCGTTGACTATAGTCTACGACTTTTTTTAAAGCATCTAACTCTTGTTCAGATAAATCTGCTGCTGTTCTATCTTGTTCAGGATTAAAAAATTGTCTTACATTTATAGGCAATAAAGCTTCAGAATCTTTAGACTGTCTACTTAATGATTTATCTCTAGCAGGTGGTTTTGTTCCTGTATCTATAGGTATAGAACCATCTATTTTTTTACTGCTTTTACTTTTTTTAGATTTTTTTTTAGGTTTAGGAAGTTTTAAAGTATCACCTGCTTTAATAAAATCTACATTTTCTATTTTATTTAACTTAGCTAATTCAGATACAGTTGTGCCAAAAGTTTGAGCTATCTCACTTAAAGTATCTCCTTTTTTAATTTTTATTTCTGTAGGCATGAAAACCATTATCTTTCCTCTTTAGTTTCACAACCAAATACATTAAAACTCATATCTACTGCACTGGTATAAACTTTTAATACATCTGTTTGATTTAGAGTTATTCCTAAAACTATGGCAAAGGAATCGTTAGCTGCGACTGATTTGTCATAAAAAATAAATTGTTTATCGTCTGCACTTGCTCCTGCTACATGAACACTCAGTCTAAATGTAATTGGAGAACCTGTACGATTAGCTGCAACAATTGAACTTACAGTAGTTTGTGTCATATCTGGCACAGTATATAAAACTGTAGTTGTCGTAGCTGCTGGGTCAACTTGTCCTAATACTTTTAAATCATCAGCCATGTTTCATACCCATTAATAAAAACTGATGTTTTTTTGAAGCTTTACTAGTCACTGGTGACTGCATTTTTTGTACAGTAATTATTTTATTATTTAAATCCTGAATAGCTTGTTCTAGAGTTCTTCTAGTAACCGCTTCATTATTATTATCATATTCTAAGCTTGGTATAGGTAAAGCAATATTTTTTATATCAGCCATTAGCGTTTTCCATCAGGTTTAATTTCTAATCTTATGTCGCCTAATCTCCATCCAAAATCACTAGCATTGTTAGAGACTCTTAGTGCAGCTTGTCTGCTTCTAGCTCTAGTATTAGCAAAAGTAGAACTAGGTGTAACATCAACTGTTTGCAAGGTATTTAAACTTTCTAAGGGAAAATCTCTACCCTTTATTGTAAAAGTTACAGTGTCTTCATTAGATTGTTGATTTCTAAATTCTAAATCAGGTATCAGTTTTGAAATGAATGTATATTTTTCGCCATCTGGTGCTAAATCAAAATCACTAGATTCTATAAAAGAGGTAAAATTACTACCATCATTGCTATGACCTGATTCATGGTCAAAGAGATAATTATTGTTAGTATCATCATTTTTACTTGCAGCTAATGGAAATTTCAAAGTAGATGAATCATTCCAAGCTGTTCTAACAAAATCGTCAGCTGTTGTGCCTATAGACCAAACGCCTTCTAAGTAATTATAGATAACATACCTATCTATTTCAGAACTAGAACTTGATGGATAAAACCATATTACTTCATTTACATTTTCATTAGTGCCAGCGAAGATTTTAAATGCTTGTGTCATATTAATATCTGACAAAATGTAATCTAATACAGTGCAAGGTAATCTTTCAGCAACACCTGTATAAACATAAAAACCACCTCGGTCCATAAAAAATACTCTGTTGTTAGCATTTATCATGGCATTTGGAGATATTAAAGATGGACCTGTAGCTACTTCTGTAAAAGAAAATACAAAAGGTTCGCCTACAAAACGCATAGAAACTATACCGCCATCTGTCCAAATAAGTATTTCTTGTCTAGTTCTTAATGCAGCAATTATTGTAGAGCCTAATGAAAGTTGTACTCCTCCAGCTTGGTTTGTAGCAGTAGGTGTCCAATTAGCAGCATTCTCAGTATCAGAAAATCTTACTAACAATGGGTCAATTGCAGTACCGCCTATAGGATTACATCCAAAAGCTATGACGTGCTTATCTACATCTGACATCATAATTTGTAATACTGCTGTAGGTACATTACTAGCGTTAGGTAAACTCGTAGCGTTTATTGCTCTTACTCCTGTGCTATCTGATTCATCCCAGTAATACACTCCACCTGCTCTTACTGCAGCTATTGTGTCGTCACCAAAGTTATCTATTGACCATAATCTCAATTGATTTAATGGAGAAAGGTCTGAAGCTGAACCCCAAGCACCTGCACCCCAACTATCTATTCCCCAACCTGTACCTGGTAAATAAACATCTAGTCCTGAATTTATTTGATAAACACCACTTACGCTTCCACCACCATTACCACTATCACTTGCATTAGCAGTAACTGAATTACCTGAAGTATTTTTAGCTTCTATAGTGTAACTGTTTGAACTTACAACAGATGCTACTTGATACTCTTGATTTAAAACAGCAGAGTTTATATTGCCACCTAAACTTGATGCACCTGATATTGTGACAAAATCTCCTGCAGCAGCACCATGATTAGAATCAGTAACTGTAACTATGTTAGAACCATTAGTTGCAGCAAAACTTAAAGTATTGGTACTAGTTTTTCTTATAGGGGTTACATCATGTATTGCATTACCACTTTTTACATAAAGTTTTTGATGTGTACCTAATATTGTTAGATTTGTACCACTAGAAGCTTTGTAGTTATAAAGTTTTCTACAAGTTCCTATAAAACTTGCAGTTGTATTTTTTACCCAACCTCCTATACGTTCAGGTCTACCTTTTCTAAATCTAACTTTATCAGCATCAAACCAACCACCTTCATTGCTATAATTAGTAGCTTCTTTGTTTATTCCTGGTTTGAAAATATATTTAGCTAATGGCATTAACTACACCTCATGCCAGTCTTTACCTTGAAATAATAAAGCTTCAGCTTCTCTTCTTCTGATAAGACCATCTAAAACTTCACCGCCTGCTTTATTCCATCTTTTTATTTCTGATGGAACTCTGTCAAATTCTGCTTTGTTCAGACATTTTAACATCGTAGATGAAGATAAATTTGTAGGACCTAAGTTATATGTCCATGCAACAAGTGCGTCAAATTGACATTGTGATAAAGGCAATTCAACTGCATTTTCTACATAACCTTCATATTCTTCTAGTTCTTCGTCTAACCATTTTTCTGCTTGTTCTTGTGTACAAGTATCACCCTCTTTTACATCTTTGATTCTGCCGTAAGCTATTGTCCATTTATTAGCAGGGCATAAATATGCTTCTAATTTACAAC